TGCAGCTAGAACTTGACAACGCAACCTGGGACCTGGTACTTGACGGGACCGGGAACATCAAGGCCCTCGGTAGCGATGACGCCCCGGCCTTGCTGTCCCAGCGCATAAAGCACCGCCTGCAGACTTTCCGCGGGGAGTGCTTCCTGGACCGGTCCGTCGGCGTGCCCTATTTCTCCGAAGTTCTGAAAAAGAACCCGGACCTGGGCCGCATCCGCTCCCTGTTCGCTTCCGTAATCAAGGGGGTCACCGGGGTCGTCAAGATTCTATCGCTGGTCCTGGACTTCGAGCACGCGACCCGGCGCCTGTCGGTTACATTCCGCGTCCAGGGCGACGGATTCATAGCAGAGGGCGAGGTGTAGACAATGGGCAGATTCGTTACGGAAATGGGACTTAAACGCAAGACCCTCCAGGAAATCCGGGTGGAACTTGAAACGGCCTTAAAGGGCGTATTTGGCCCGGAGTTCGAGACGGCCGTCGACAGCCCCAACGGGCAGCTCATTTCCCAGTTGGCCCAGTCCAACGCGGACCTGTGGGAACTGGCCCAGGAAGTCTACGACAGCCGCGACCCGGCACAGGCCGACGGCGTTTCCCTGGACTTCGCCGCGGCCGTCAATGGCGTGTACCGCCACGGCTCGACCGCGTGCCGCGTCGACGCCATGCTTTACACGCTGGGGGCCTCCGCGAACGTCCCTGCAGGCTCCAAGGCCATGCGCACACGCGGGAGCCTTCTGTTCTCCCTGGACACCGCCGTGGCCATTTCCCGCGCTTCCTGTGACGCCCTGTTCATCCAGGACGACGGGAGCGCCAAGAATACCGAGTACGTATTCCACTTTACGTTCGGGGACGTTACCCTCGAGAACACCTCCCCCAGCACCACGAACCTGGCGGCGCTCAAGGCCGATATCGAGACGGCGGGGGGCACTGCGGAATATTCCGAGAACGGGCTCCTGGTCACGCACGAGAACGGCGTGGGCATTACCGGGAGCCTCCCCGACGACTTCATCATTTACGCAGGCAAGTCGGCCACGTTCACTGCGGATTCCGTCGGCGTGCAGACTTGCGAGGTCGGGGAACTGGACAACATCCCCAACAGCGTCACGGGATGGGACAAGGTGTACAACTACGCCGCGGGCGTCCCTGGCACCGCGACGGAGAGCGACGCCGCCTTGCGCATACGCCGGGCCCTGTCGGTCCGTGCCATAAAGGGCAAGGGGACGGACCCGGCCATCGCCGCGCACCTCATGGAAGAAGTTCCAGGCGTGACGTATGCCATTGTCACGAGCAACCGCACCAACAGCACCGACGCACACGGGCGCCCGTCCAAGTGCTTCGAGGCCCTGGTGATCGGTGGCGACGACAACGCCGTGGCTGCGAACATTTGGGAAAACCAGCCATCGGGCATCGAGAGTTACGGCAACACGTCGGTGACGTTTACCGACGGCGCGGGCGATTCCCAGTTGGTCCGGTTCTCCCGTCCTGTCGCCCTTTACTTGCATGTAAAATTGACATATACCCTGTACGACGAGGAACAGGCACCGACCGCCGACGAAATCAAGGCGGCCATCGTTGAATGGGCCGGGCGTGAATACGTCCTGGGCAAGGATGTCATTCCGTCCCGCGTCCTCCAGGGGCTCTATTCGGGGACGACCGGCATCGGGGCTGCCTCCGTGGAAGTGTCGGTGACGAACAGCCCGGACACTTCTCCGACCTGGACCGCCTCGACCATCCCGGTGGCGTATAATTGCTACGCGTCGCTCACGGCGGCCCGCATCACGCTTGTGGAGGATTCGTAGCATGGGCCTCCCGTTTTCCCCCGTCCCGTACTCCGAGAACCAGGAAAAGTACATCCTGGAGCAGTACAAGCACAGCCCGAAACTTCGGGGCCTCATCGACGCATTGCTGACCCAGTGCGACGACGTGGCGGCGTGCTTCCTGGAAATATTCCAGGCGCTCGACGTGCAGACGGCTATCGGTCCGGCCCTGGACTACATCGGGTCGCTGGTGGGCGTGGAACGCATGCCGTGGGAGAGCGACGACGACTACCGGATGCGGGTAGTCATGCGTAGCGTTCTTGACGCGGGCCTTCCGGCCCCGGAGCCGTTGCGCGACATCTTGAAGTACGTGGCCGGCGTTTCCAGTGTGGGCCTTTTCCCCGACTGGCCTGCCGCCATGTACTATGTGATTGACGGGGGCACACCAGCGGACCTGTCCACCCTGGAAAACGAGATAATGACCAGCGGCGCCTCCCTCACCCGCGGCACCTTCATTGTCGGGGAGATTGAGGGGGAAGGCTACGAGGAAGGCTACATCGTGGACGAGGACCACGGCATGCCCATCGTGTGCGATTACAGGTGGCCGGAGTACGACCTAATCACATCGGTCGGCGATGACCTTGTGGATGACGAGCAGGACAACTTGATGGCGGTGGACGCCTTGATAGGAGTGTAGAACATGGCAAAGAAAAGAATAATGAACCTGGCAGTGGAGGGCAGCAGGGCCGACCTAGTCTCGGGCAACTTCGTGGTCCTGGATGGTCCAGGCGGCACCAAGAAAATCCCCGCATACTTTGTCCGTGGTGACCTGTGGGTGTTCAACTGCCCATTCAACCAGCAACTGGGCGACTACGCCTGGCCCGACTGGGATGTTGTGAAGGATGCACTTAATGACAGGTTCAACGTTGCCCTACGCCTGTATAGACAGGGGTCCTTCTCGTTCTTTGTTTGCACGGGCAGGACATTTGAGATAAACGACCAGGAGGAGACCCTGTCGGTCTACGAGTTCCTGGGAGTCTCAAGCGGTGCTGCCTATATCATCAAGTACAACAACGACACGGACACCTGGGGCACCCCGACAGCCAAGGACCACTTCTTCCCTGGCAGCCTGTCCAAGGGTTCCACGTTGACGGATGCTGCAAGCATAGACATCACGAACAACAGATTGCACACGCTGGAGACCACCCAGGCTTCCTTGACCTTGAACCTGGTGCTGGAGGCTGGGGAGGTCCCGAACTTCGCGGTGGAAATCACGGCGGGGGCGGATGTTACCTTGTCCATAACAAAGACGGTCGGGGGCACGACCACGGCATTGAAGCAGTCCGTGGCGGGTGGCAACACCTTGGAGAATGGGAAATTTTATCAGATTACGTGTGTCGGCTCGTGCTGGACATTGGCAGAGTTTGAGGTACCTACAACGTAAGGAGGCGGGCTTATGATACTGACACACGGGGCGAATAGTTTAAAGCGGGGTGGTGGTGATACTGCCAACATAGGCGGGCGTGAATATCCCACAGTCACTATAGGTGGCGTCACTTGGCTTGCGGAAAACCTGGACTTTAAATTTAGCGGGTGCAGTATCGGCCCAAATGGTAATCCAACAACTCCAGCCGCATGGTACTACAATAACGATGAAAGTAGGTACGGCGAAAATGGCAATAAGTACGGGTTGCTTTATAATTGGTATGCAGTCAAGTATCTTAATGACAACAGGTCTACTCTATGCCCCGGTTGGCACGTGCCGACGGCATCTGAATGGGACGCCTTGGCTACGGCTGTAGGCGGTTCCAGTGTTGCTGGCACTAAGCTTAAATCTACTACAGGGTGGTCGTCCGGAAACGGTGATGGCTCATACGGTTTTGCGGCTTTTCCCGCTGGTAATCGTCTTTCGGCCACCTTCTACCATTTAGGCACCGAAGCGTACTTTTGGACGGCCGATGAGTACTCGTCTACCCACGCCTACGCCCGTAGCTTCGATACGTCCGCGTTGATGTACTCGAACAAAAGCATTAGTACACGCGCCTACTCTGTTCGGCTAGTGAAGGACGCATAAAGGCTCGGTTATTTATAATTCGCTATAATATTAAAAGGAGAATACAGCATGGTGAATTTCGTCAAGATAGCAGACAAGTTAATGGTGAACCTGGAAAGGTCACGGACCTCAAGTAGGGGCCGGACTTCCAGGTTCGTGTTCCGACAGTCAATTGCAACGCAGGATTCAATAGCATGGCAGCAGAACCAGTAAGAACAAACTAATAGGAGACTTTAAATATGCCGTACCCCCCGAACCAAGTACCTGACGCCCCGATGCCCTTGTCCATGATGGTGCCAGCGGACATCTTGCACGCCACAGACCTTCTGTACCTTGCACAAGTGCAGAACGACCCAGGCGAGCGCACCCGTTCCGTTACGTTGTTAAAACTATTGCAGGCCATCGGGTCCGTCCTCCCCGAAGAGTCCATCCCTGGCGACCGCATAGTGGACCACACCCTCACGGCGGACAAGTTGGCAGCCCTCTCCGTGGCAACGTCGGCCCTTCAAAACCTGTGTGTGACCGAGGACAAACTTGCAGGGGCCTCGGTGTCCACTGGCAAGATTAAGGACGGGGCCATCACCCTCGCCAAGTTGGACAGCCTCGTCAAGCGGGCCAAGGTGATGGCGACACCTGAGACCTCAGCAGTCCCGACAAGCGACCAAACCTATGCAACCATGGCGACCATCACGACCTCCTGTGTGAGCAGGCTGGTGGATGTCTCGGTTCGGTTCCAGGTCGGGGCTGCCACTCCCGAAATGTATGACACCAACGACCACGACTTTGAGATTGAGCTGGCGGTGAGCACCCCAGGCGTGACAAACTTCATGGTGGCCCACAAGCGCATAAACTGGAAGTATGACGAGTCCCACGAAGTCCGGCTGGTGTACGAGGACACCTACCTCACCCAGCAGTCCTCCTTGATTGTGAGGGTGAAGAAAACGACAAGCGAGGGCACTAGCGGCACGGCTGGATACTGGCCCGGCTCCCCTTCCACTTTTGTCTTGAAGCACATTGACGTGACAGGCATCCTGCCGTAAAGGAGTGAAGCATGGACCCGACAGGTGGCGAAATACTGGGGCTGGGCGGCATTGCGTTCGCTCTCGGTAACTTTGTAAAAGGTCTATTTTCCGACGCCCGTGTAAGCAAAGCGGAGACCCGGGTGCGAGACATCGAGGCCCAGCGCGCCGAGACCAAGGCGGCACGCGATCAAGAAAACCAGGAACTAAAGACCAAGGTGGCGGTCCTCGAGGCCCAGTACCGGGAAGTGACGAAACGGCTGGCCGAAGGCACCGCCCAGTTCAAGGACCTGGACGCCAAGATGGACACCACGAACAAATTATTGAACCAAATAGTCGGGGCGCTCAAGAACTCCGGCTTCAAGGTGGACTAGGACCATGGCCCGGACGAAATGCACAGTCGAGAAGGTTTCCTGCACCCCGTTCATCACGACGGAGGCGCGGCCGTTCGAGTTCCTAATGGATGCCACCATCCTGGTATGGGTTACCCGGACGTTCACCGACGGCCGAAAAGAAAAGGCGCGGCTGACCATTAAGATACGGAAGGGGTACAGGACCGACGGGGCTTCCACATTTTGGCCTCTTACTATATGGGTTCCGCAGTGGATTCACGGCGACGACAATTACAACGCGGGGGCCGTGACGCATGATGTGCTGTACCTGTTGCGGGGATTCATCGAAGGGGAACTCGAGGCGGTGGAACTCTCTCGGGAGGAAGTGGACGACATTCTCCGCGGCATTTGGCGTTGCTGGGGTATATCCCGTTTCGTCGCCGGTTGCGTCGACAAG